ATAAATTCAGATACAAAAGGTGCTACAAGCTGTTTTCCTTTCCTAAATTCTACTTCCATTTTTTGACTTTCAGATGTTTTTCTGATTTTAAAATAACTATCTTTTATAAATGATTTTGGTCTAATCACATTCTG